TCGTCCCTCATACTGAAGCCTGCCATAAACACATAATTCCCAACGCACTGCCCTATTCTCATATTCTTTCTTACATCTATCACATTTCCAACTCATTTTGTATCCTCACCACGCATTATTAAATTCTTTTTTGATTAATTCTTCAATTTTTTTAGTACATTTCTCACAGAGGTCATAACTTACCACAATATTAGTACGTCTATCGCTTTCACCAACTCCTATTTTAATTTGTATTTGATTTGGACTACTGCTAATATCTTCAAAACATCTATCACATTTATAAATTTTCATTTGTTTTCTCCATTAACACAGGATTATTTTAGGTTTGGAATGAAGTTTCTTAAATTTTTTGATTGTATCTTCTGTACCGCCCAATCTATCTGGAGCAACACAAGCAATCAATACAGTAGAGTTTTTAGCAATATCGGTATTTCGCAGAAAACCAGCATGTCGTCCCAATTCCCAATTTGGTTTAAAAATTTTAATTGAAATAGAAAATTTAGCTGCTATAACTTCAGCAAATCTATCTCCACCCTTAGGACATCCACCACTAATAATTATATCTCCCTCTTGGAATATTGATTTAAACACATCCTCAACTTTCTGATAGGATATACTGTCATCCCTTATCCTACAACCTATTATTCCTATTTTTTCCATTATTATAAGCCCCCCATATCCAACAAAACATGTACAAAACTGACAATACTATAAGAACATGCTGTCCATAAAGCAAGAATAACCAAACCCATGCTCCCTCATCAAACAATCCTATCATACAGCCCAATCTCCTTAACTTTTTAATTTTACAAACTACCAATATTCTTGCCGTTAAGCTCAAAATAATCACAATTATTTGTACTAAAATCAGCATTACTTCGCCCCACTGTAATTTATTCCAATCCCAATGTCCGCAATCAATGGCATTGATAATTTAACTGCGTGTTCCATTTCGTATTTTACAGACTTGGCAGCAACCTCAGCCCAATCTTTATCTACTTCCATAACAAGCTCATCGTGTACTGTAAGCACCATTTTCAGATGCCAAATTGGATTTTTAATAACCAATCTTCTAATCCTTACAGCAGCAGAAACAACCATATCTGCCGAATATCCCTGAATCAGAAAATTAAATGCTTGACGGAAATTCTTCGATACAAGTTGTCCAGGAAATCTTCTGCGTCTACCAGCTAAAGTAGTAACGTAATGTTGGAATTTTAGGGTTTCTCCACATCTTTCAATAGCTTTCTTAATATCTGGATACAATTCAAAAAATCCATCGATGTATTCTTCTGCCAATTCTTCAGATATATTAAGGTCTTTTGCTCTGCCATAAGGTGTAGTCCCATAAACTATGGGAAAATTAATTCCGTTCTTGCCAATATGACGTTTATCTTTATATTTCTTTCGGTATTCAAGATAATCTGGATGAGAGGTATAAAGACATTCTTCCGGTATGCCCAACTTAAAAACCTTGTTGGCCGTTGCTAAATGCAGGTCTTTGCCTTTGAGAAAAGCATTAATCATATTCTTATCGTGGGAAACCTCAGCTAAAACTCTAAGTTCCTGACCTGAATAATCTGCCACGATAAGAGTCTTTCCTTCCGGTGCTATAACACATTTCCTAAAATCTATGGGATAAAGAGGATTAACATTTGGAAGTTGTTGAAGATTTGGGTCAGACGAGCGTAATCTGCCTGTAGTTGTTCTTCCAAAAGAAGTCCTTACCCTTTCATCCCCATCTATGTGTCTTGGCAAAGGCTCAACAAAACTACTATACATCTTGTTTGCAATCCTATATTTTTCAAGCAAGTCAATAAAAGGATGTTGTCCTCTTAATTTTTGAATAGATTCGGCCCCCGTACTTGGATTTCCCTTATCGGTAAGCTCAGTAATTTCTAAACCTAATTTATTTGTAATAATGTCCACTAATTGTTGAGAACTATTAAAATTAATTGGTGAATTATAATGAAAATCACCAAACAAATCCTCTATAACAATCCACTTTTTCCCAATAGAATCCAACATATCAGTCTGAAATTTACGAATATCCTCTATAAGTTTGATAGTTAAATCATCAATAACTGCTCCATCAATTAAAATGCCATCAATCGCTAAATCTCTCAAAACAAACTGGAATGGCATTTCTATATCAAAAAACAATTTATTTAAGTTCTGCTCATACAGTTGTTTATTTTGAATTTTGTGTAATTGCCAAGTCCATATAGCATCGTTCATTCCATAATCATAAAATTCTTTTGTATTTGTTCCTCTATTTGATGCTTGTTTAAATGTTTTTACATCAGGAATATTAAGAATACGTTGAGCTAACTTCTTTAAGGCACAGGACTTATTCTCATCAAGTAATTGAGCAGCGGTCATTGTGCAGAAAATATTTTCAGTTACATTTCTTATTCCCAATTTCCAGAGAACCTTCAAATCGAAACAAGCGTTATGTAAAACAAGTTTTTTAATCTCTGTTTCAAATTGAGATTTTAAGAAATCTATAGTATCTTTATCTGAGTAGAGAGTTAAATCAAGATAACAAGCATCAGTTCCGTTACAAAAACTCATTCCTACGCAGTCTAATTTGAAATAGTTCAAGTCTGTAGTTTCTGTATCGAAAGAGAGTTTCTCATGTGGAACTCTCTCAAACCATCCTTGAACATCCTCTAAAGATGTAAGATAAGATTTAATCATTTTTGTAATTCATTCCAATGGCAATGCTTAAACTTTTTTCCAGACCCACAAAAACAGAGGTCATTCCTGCCTATTTTCTTTACACCCCAAACCTGTTTAAGATTTCGTGGATGCCACTGTAACCATCGAGCCGTATCTTTTGTATTCAAAACTTCTCCCTTATTTTATACCGTTCTTCAATATAATCTATCCTTCCCCAGGAATAAGTTGGTGGATTAGTATATATTAACTGAAATGCTTGAGGACAGTTTTTCTGAAATCTTTGTAATAATTTATAAACAGCCCTCTTACCTATACTCATCAATTTAGCTGCCTCTGATATTGTTAATCCAGAAAAATCTGGATGAATCAATAAATAAGCCAATAACTGTCTTTCAGTGCATCTCATCTTACCGTCCTTTCTATATAAAGTATACTACATTTTTGAGCAAAGTCAAGTTATTTTTTTAATTTTTAGAACATTTTGTAAAAAAATTCGTATATATTATAGAGGTTATAGGAATTATGGTGTCTGTAAGACAGATAACAATTAGTAATAATGTGATTTTTAGTCCGAAAGTGTGGGTAGTTCTTAGGAATCTTGGTAAGAACATCTTAAATGTTAGTTATGGGACTAAACCCGAAATCTGCATTTTTGAGCCAAAAACGAAGAAGTTTTAAGGGCGAAATGTCCAGAATAAAATTTTTCTAAATTTTTTAAAATTTTTTTAATTCCTTATGAGACAAAGACTTACACTAAAATAATTTTTTTTGGACTTTTCAAATGTACAAAATCGCTTTGCTTTTCGAGGGGATTGTTTTTTTTAACTTTTTCTTTTCTTTTGGCGGTTTCTTTTCTTTTTACAGATAATAGTAATTCCTACAGGAGTGAGCATAGCGAACGATAGCGAGTTAAGTCGTAAGACTTACGAGCTATAAGACAAAGTAAATAATTATGTATTTATTAGGTTCCAAAATTTGTAGAAGGTGTCATAGGGCAAAACCATTAACGGATTTTTACCTGCGAAGAGAAAGTCCATTACGTTATGCTTTCTGCAAAAAATGTATGAATCAAGTTGGAAGAGAATTGGCAGATGAGGACTGCGGAATAAATAGCCTTGTGTCCTGCCGAGACACTGAGATTGATGTCGGGTAAACCTGGGCTATGTTCATATCACCGATGACCTCGGTGTTTTATATATGGACGTTAAGGAATGGATTCCTTTCGTCTTTTTTTAAATTGATGAGCGTAATACAGTTTATGGTTTGGAGCGTTTGTAAGTATAGTAATAGCAAGGACTTAAAATTGGCAAATTCGTAGATGTCTATAATAGTGCCACCTATGACTTTTTGAAATAAACTGTATGACAAGGAGTGGTTAGAATGATTTCTTGAAATCTCAAATATACTTCTTGAAATCTTAAAGTGATTTCTTGAAATCTCAAAGTGATTTTGAAAAAAATCAAAATAATGAAAAACAGAATCAAAACAATCGAAGCAATTAATACTTTAATCCACGATATGGAATTAGAAGGCATTGTTGTTTCAAAAGATTTTGCTTCTGTTGCTGCATCTTTGCTTTTGGGGGAATTAAATACCCCCATAAATTCTGAAATCAAAGAAGAAGCTAAACGTATCCTGATGACATACGGAGAATAATGGGGAAAAAGAAAATTCCACGAATGGCAATTTCAATGGAAGAGGCTGAAAAGCCTGCTTATAAGAATTTTGGTGATGAACCAAAGAAGATGAAACTACGCAGCGATGCTAAGTTTAATTTTGATTTTGTTAAAATATCTGAAAAATTGATTGCTGCTGGTTGTTCTGCAAGTGATATTGGTTATGTTCTTGGTGTTTCTAAAGCATCCATTGAAACCTGGAAACAAAAGTATCCTCAGTTTGCTAAGGCATGTTTAAATGCTAAAGATATGGCTATCCAACAGTTAGTTGCTAAAGGAATCAGAAGTGCTGTTGGTTATGATTATGAAGATATTGATGAGACCTGGAGACCAATAGAAACTGATGAGGGATTGGAAGATAAATTAATTGAAAGAAAAGTTCATAAGAAACATCAATCACCTAATCCATCCTTAATTATCTTTTTTCTAACTAACTTGGCGAGGGGACAATATCAGAGTGCAAAAAAGGTCGAAGTAACTGAAAGGCGTGCGAGTATCGATTTAACCGGTAAAGTAGAATCTGAAGATATAAAACGATTAGCAGGGGCCTTACTAAGTGAGGTTAAGAAAGTAGAATCTAAGGAAATATGTCCAGAATAACTTCTAATCCGGCTGCATTTATTGCCAACATTCCTCGGACTGTGCCTGAGAATATTCAGTTCAGGATGAAACTACATAATTTGTTGGCAAAGGATGAAGGACTTCAAAAAGTATTTCTACAACTTTGCAAAGAACGACCTCAAATATTTTTTGATGCGATGGCTTGGACTTTCGACCCCCGAAATAAACAGGGCCATAGAAATCTTCCTTTTATTCTGCGTGAGGCTCAGATTGAGATTGTTAATGGAATAAAAGATGCTATCGATAATCAATATGATATGATAATTGATAAAAGTCGGGATGAAGGAGCAACGGAATTAATTTGTAAAATGTATGTGCTTTATTGGTTACTTGACCCTGAATCACAATTTCTGGTTGGTTCTCGTAAGGCTGAGTATGTAGATAAGGGAGTAGAGGTTAAAGAAGGAAGAATATCCGGCGACCATAAATGTCTTTTTCATAAAGTTCTTTATGGAATTATTAATCTTCCTAACTGGATTAGGCCACCTCTTTATAAAACTTATATGCACGTTGAGAATGAATTAAATGGTGCAGTAATAGATGGTGAATCTACTAATGAGAATTTTGGTGCTGGGGATAGAAGGACTTCAGTTTTAGTTGATGAACATGGACGATGTGATTATCGTATTGCTCAGGCATTGACTGAAAATTTATCTGATGTAACTAAGTGTGTGATTTATAATTCTACACATTTTTATGGTATTTCTCATCCATATAATAAACTTCTAACCAGTGGCAAGATAAAGGTGATGACTCTGCCTTGGGAACGTAATCCCGTCAAGAATCAAGGCCTATACCGTTCTCCTGATTTGAATGTAATTGAGATAAAGGATATAAAATATTATCAAAAGAATTATCCAGGTTGTTTCGACCACCTTGAATCTATGCAGTCTTTTAGACTTAGTGAGTTAGAAATCGACCTTATTTCTAAGGGGTTGCAACCAGATGTTACTTTTATAGCGGATGGTGGTATAAGAAACGAAGCAGGTTTTCGTTCAAAATGGTATGATGCAGAGGAAGCGAGACGCCTCACTCGAAGAGATATGGCTCAGAATGTTGACCGTTCTCCGATGGGTTCTGGTGATATGTTCTTTGACGCCGGTACTCTTCGTAAAATTCGTATAGAAACTATGAAACCTGCTAATTGTGTTGGTGAGGTTTTATATAAACTTAATAAGAACGGTAAAATTATTAATTTTGAATTTAAGGAAAATGCCGGTAAAAAAAGATTACAATGGTGGGGTAAACTAATTAAGGGTCGTCCAGACCAGAAACACAATTATATAGTAGCTTGTGATATTTCTGCTGGAACCGGTGCTTCTAACTCTGTTGCTCAGATTTATGATGTTAATACTTATGAACAAGTAGGAGAGTGGGCTTGTCCAAATACTCCACCTGAAAGTTTTGCAGAACAAGTTATAGCAATTTGTAAGTGGGTTGGTGGTGCTGCAAAAAAGGCCTATTTGATTTGGGAAGCTAATGGGCCTGGTGGGAGTTTTGAGAGACGGATTGTTTGGCACGGTTATAATTTTGTTTATACTACAAAAGATGAACGTGGTAAAATTAGAAAGCAAAAGAATAGACGTGGTTGGTGGAGTGGTCGTCAACAAAAATTTGATTTGCTTTTAGAATTAGATATTGCTATGGCTGAAGGATTGAGAACAAAGCCGAGACATAGAGCTATTACTGTGCGTAGTGAAGATAGCTTAAAAGAGTTGGAAGGATATATTACTGCTGAGAATGGTAGTATAATTCCAGGTAAAAGTATTGATGATAGTGCTGGTGCAAAAGCGGCACACGGTGATAGAATTATTCCTTTGGGATTAATTATACTTGCTCTTACTGAACAACCAAAGGCAACTCTTAAAGAAGTAAAGGCAACTGCCAAGAACAGCATGTTTTATAGAATACAAAAAAGAAAGGTGCAGAAAAATATAGATAAAATGAATGAGAGGTTTCTATATTGAAATTAAAGTTGAATGACAAAATTGAGATTCATTGGCTTGATACGGTTAGTGATTCACGTTGGTTAGATTTTGAAGGTGCTACAAGACGATTTAAGAGAACTGATTGTTATACTATTGGATATTTTAGTAAACAGGATAAAGATTTTGTTTGGGTTGGTCATTCAATAGGAAAATATGAAGAGGCTACAAGAGATTGTACAATGATACCACAAGGATGTATAAAAAAGATTTGGAAGTTGGAATATAAAAATGCCAGACGTAAGATTTAATTTCCCAAAAAGAATTCTTCGTGCTATTGAAGTATGGAATAAGTTGATGAGTCCATTGCTGGTACATAGAGCAAGGATGCTTAAAACCTGGGCGTCTAACTATTATGATGAAAAAGATGGTATTCCACATACTATGAATCTTATAGATAGGGGTATTGGTATTGTCGTTCCTTATCTTGCGATGAGTAATCCAAAAGTAATGGTTAAAACTAAGATACCCCAACTTAAACCCTGGGCTTACACAACTGAATTGGCTCTCAACCATCACATACAAGAAACAGATTTTTCTATCAATACCCTAAGACCTGCTATTCTTAATTCAATGTTTGGGGCCGGAATTGTAAAGACTGGTATTATGCACTCTGCTCAATCTGAGTATATGGGTTATCTTCACGACATTGGTCAGGTTTATTCTGATGTGATTGATGATTCTGATTATATAGGAGACCCATCTGCAACTAATAGAGAGTCAATGGAGATTGAGGGCCATAGGTATAGGTTGCCAACTGAATATGCTAAAGAATTTTTTGGTAATAAACACGCTGATAAAATTTCAGCAGATTATAAATTATACGGGGATAAATTACCACAGGGCATAAGTAAAAATATCCTTGCTTCTGAATACCATACTCTTCGTGAGTATTCCGAATTTTATGATATTTGGCTTCCAGATGAGGATATTATTATAACTTTAAGAAGGGGATATAGTAAGATTCTTAGAACTGTAGAATGGGAAGGGCCGGAAAGAGGCCCATTTGATTTTCTTGGATATAAATTTTTCCCTCAAACAGTAATGCCAATTCCTCCAGTATGGGGATGGCTTGATATGGATTCTGCTATAAATGTTGTTATTAATAAAATGCGTACTCAGGCGGAAAATGCCAAAAAGGTTCTTGCTTATTCCAGTTCTGCTGCCGAGGATGCTGAGAGAGTTGCTTCTACTCCAGATAGAGGTACTGTTCGTGTAGATGATATTAATGCTATGCAAGAGATAGAATATGGTGGAATTAATCCGACATCTTATCAATGGGTAGATTATATCGAAAATCAATATTCTATTCAGGGTGGTAATTTATATACACTTGGTGGTAGAAATGTTCAGGCCGGTACGCTGGGCCAGGAACAAATGCTTCAATCCAATGCTTCAAGAATCCTTGATGATATGGTAAATCAGGTTTATAATTTTGCCAAAAAGATATTTAAAAAAAGAGCTTGGTTTTTGTGGACTGACCCATTGATTAATATACCTGAAATTAAAAGAGTTCCTGGTGTAGCAAACATAGAGGTTGTATTTGACCAAGCAGACAAAGAAGGAGATTTTTACGATTTTAATTTTGATATTGAACCTTATTCTATGCAGAGATTTAATCCCAATGTAACATATCAGAAAATGTTATCATTCATAAGTCAATGGATATTGCCAGTTTCTCAAATGGCTGCTCAACAAGGTTCACAGCTTGATATTAATATGGCTACAAGAGAATTGGCTAAGAATTTACAGTTGTCCGGTATTGATGAATGGTGGAAATCTGCTGTACCTGTTGATGTTCAGATGAATCCATACACTCCACAACAAGGTAAAATAAAGGCATCGGGTGTTTCCGATGGACAAACAGGGCTTCAAGGAAGTGCTTCAAGAGATGCAAATTTGCGTCAGCAACAATCGCGTGCGTACCAGAAGTCAAGTTCCGAGAAATAAATATGAAAAATATAAAATTAGCATTGGTTGGATTGTTTGTTTTTACATTTTTAACCATACCATATTTGGGTGTTAAGTTAAACTCTATTGAGGACTATGATTTACCCCTCTTGGTGAAACAAGTATCTCCATCGGTTGTACATATTGAGGGCAATGATGATTATGGAGAGTGGAGTGGCAGTGGGGTTGTTATTTCTTCTGACGGACTTTTGTTAACAGCCGGACACATAGTTGAAAATGCTATAGATATTAAAGTTACTATTGGGGATAAAGAATATGAGGCTATAGATTTTTATAAATCTGATGTAACTGATATAGGAATTGTATTAATTGATGCTAATGATTTATCTTATTCTCGTTTAGGAGATTCTGAAAAACTCAGACAAGGACAGGGTGTTTTTTTGGTAGGGAGTCCTTATGGATTGTATAATAGTGTTACTTTAGGTATTATAAGTGGGTTGGAAAGAGAAGTTCCTTTTTTTGGTGAAAAATTAATATTACAGTCTGATGCTGCTTCTAATCCTGGGAACAGCGGCGGCCCACTTTTTAATATGGATGGAGAAGTTGTTGGCGTATTAGTTGGAGGAATAATGGGAGCAGATGGTATAGCTTTCTGTATTCCTGTAAATGTTTGTAAGGCGGTATTAAGTGTATATGTGGAAGGAATAGAATTAAAGGGAATTAAATAATGCCAGCGGTATCACAGAAGCAGAGAGAAATGATGGCCATTGCAAAACACCATCCAAAGAAACTTTATAAACGTAATCGTGCTGTTTTGAAAATGCGTAAAAAGGAATTACATAAATTTGCTGCAACAAAGGGATTGAAGAGGAAAACATGAGCAAATATGACCAGGATTATAAAAAAACAAGATTTGATTATCATTTTGATATAATGGAAATTTCTTTTACGGAGAATAAGTGATGGCGGCGACAGCTAAAATTACCATACGAGTTGAAGTAAGTGGATTAGGAAGTCAGGATATTGATTTATCTCATCATTTTACTAATAGTGTAAATCCTGAAGAAATTCTCCACCAATACGCTGTAATTGGTGCAACAGAAACAGACCTTAACTTGGGCGATATTGCTGTTACAGATTTATTGGGTGTCCTGCTTATAGCTAAAGGCACTGCTGATATTGATTATGTAGGAATAATGATTGATAAAACAGATATTGATTCTGTTCCTTCAACTGCCGCTGACAATATAACTCTTAATGCAGGAGAATCTATTTATTTGAGTTTTAATGGGTCAGACCAGGGGTTGAAGTCAACGGGAAATATCAGAGTAAAAGGTGCAGCAGCTACCACCGCAATAGAATATTTTTGTTTTGCTAAGAATACCTAATGACTAAAAAAGAAATTCATATTGCTTTATTGAAAATTGTAGAAATTATTAGTCCAAAGTCTAGCTTGAATAAAAATAATTCAATCAAGGATTTTTTGTCATATACCGAGACTGCTGTTGTTTATTTGAAATTAGATAGTGAGGCTCTGCAAAGAGAAAAGAATATTTTGAAAAAACAATTAAAGGAAAAATAGATGCCAATTTATGGATATCAGTGTGAGTGTGGAAATTATTTTGATGATTTTTGCAGAATCAAAGACCGGAAGGCTGAATTAAAATGTCCTCATTGTGGTGAAATGGCACAGCGAGATTGGACTAATAATTCACCACAGAAAGATAATGTAAGATATTCCTGGTCAATGGCAGTTAATCCAGACCAGATACAGGCGGCTATGAAGGCTTACCCTGGAAGTAAGTATCTTTCAAATGGGCAGCTTGTTGTTAAAAATAGAAGAGAAAAATTAACTCGTATGAAACAAAGAGGGTTGGTAGAGCTTGACAATTAAGGAGACAGAAATGAATGAAAAATGTGATTTAAATGTTCGTGAATTTTTCTTTCAAGTACATCCTGAAGAGTGTAAAGAAAAAGTAAAAACTATGATTGATGATTTCCTGCGATTATCATTACAGCAACATCCAAAAGTAGATATTTATGATTATCCTACTGGAGCAGGGTTTGTTCAACAGTTAGAGTATGGTTTTGGTACAGCTTTTCGTGGTTTTGATTTGAAAAAAATAAGAACTGACGAACAGTTATTTGAATTGGTTAAGAAGAAAATATTAGATTCTTTTGTAAATATTAAAAATCTAATAGATTCTGATTTTATAAGTATAAATAGTATGGGTATTGATGATATAAAATCTTTAAATGGGGAGACAAATTGTGGAACTTTTTAATCATGTGTTTGTAGATGGGACTTCATTGATAGTGCTTGATAAGAAACTTGGCATTGCTGAGAAGGAGGTTTTGACAATTCAATTTAATTTTATGCGGGGTGGTCAAAGGAAATCTATCGAAGCTGCTCTGTATGATATGGATAGGCAGAAAGATTTAGGTGTTATTTTATACAAGGCTCTGCAAGAAAGATATGGAACTGTAGAGACCTTATCAGATACAACTTCTGTGGTTAAAAAATATAACGTAAAAACCTGTGCTGAATGTGGGAAGGAATTTACACCTACCTCACCAGCAATGAAAAAATGTTTGAATTGCAAGGGAGACAAATAATATGGCAGATGAAATTGAAAAACAGGATACCCAAGAGACTGTTGAGCCGGATACTGAAGAACAGGTTGTTGCTCAAAATGAAGAGGATGAAAATGGAGTTCCTTCTGCTCTTACAAAAATATTAAATAAGTTACGAGGTAAGAAGGAAACTTCTGAGGATAGTGAAGAAAGTAAAGATACTGAATCTGAGGATTCAGCTGAAAAAGAAAGTGATAGTGATTTTGAAAAAAATCAAAATACTGAAGATTCTGAGGAATCTGAAGAAAAAGAGGCAGAGAAAACTTCCGAGTCTGAGGACGAAAAGGAAGAGATTGACTCTCGCTTAGTGGCGGCGGGAAGAAGGCGTGGTTGGAGCAATGAGAAGATTGTTTCTATTGCCGAAAACGCTCCAGGAGTATTGGAAGATTTAGCTGATTTGATGGATACTTTAGACAAAGAAAATGCTCCTAAACAGGATGTTCAGGTAGAAGAGAACCCTAAGCCACAAGTTACAAAAATAGATAAGTTTGAGTTAAATGAAAAAGCTATCAGTGAGTTGAAAGAAAAATATGGCAATGAAGCTGTCGAAGGAATGATTGATAATCTTATTCGACCCCTTGCCGGAGTGTTAAATGATACCACTGAACAGATTAATTCCCTGCGGGGAACTCTTAAAGAAAAAGAAGAGACTCAAACTCGTGATGAGCAAATATCTGTTTTTGAAAACGTAAATGGGGTTTTTGATGATATGTCAGAAGATTTTCCTGAACTTGGTAAATATTCTGATATTACTATGAAAGGTGAGCTTGATAAAAATTCAAAGGCTTATCAAGTTCGTTCACAACTGTATGATGTTATGATGATGTTTCACAACAATGGACACTCTTTATCTGATTCTATCGATAGTGCTTTTCGATGGTATAAGGGTGAGGGTGCTGAAAAGGCTATACAGAAGAAGGTTGTAAAAGACCTTGCTTCTCGTAAGAAAAAGTTTTCTCCTAAACCTTCTAATAAGAAACTCCAAAAGACTTATAAGACACCGGAGGATGAAGGAGTGGCTATTATTGACGAGGCTAAGAAGAAGGCTGGTATTACATAATCTTTTCACAAGGATGTTAAAGATAAAAAAGGAGTTAAATCGTGGAAATTTCAATAGAACAATCTATAGATGTAGGTATGGCTACACTGTCTGCTCATAAGAAAGATGCTTTGCAGCTTACTTTCAATGAGTCCTGCTATACTCCAATAAATATGTTGTTTGGTGAGAAGAAGGAAATTCTTGGTGGTGGTGATAATGTTAAGGGTTGGATTACTCTCGGCGATACCGGCAATGCACGTCATATCTCGCTGTGGGAAGAGGATACCGAAAACGTAGTCAACACTGACCACGAAATTAAGGTTGATTGGACTCATGCCTCAACTAATATGTCTTATAATCGTATTGAGTTGGGGATGAATATGGACGATAGCCTTAGAACTTATCGTTATTTGAATGGTAAAAGACAGAATATGTTTAGAGAGTTTTCAGAACTCTTGCAGACTGCTATCTTTTTGTCTCCTACCAGTGCAACCGATAAGAAAAATCCTCATGGATTGACTTCGTGGCTGTCCCAGGGCACTGATGATTCCACTGGTGATTTTACAGGTACATTGGGTCGTTATAATGATGGTAGTGGTTCTACTTATCCTGTAGGTGGAATTAGTGGTTCGACTTACAGTCGATGGGCAAGTTACTATGCTGACCATAATGGCAATCTTGGTGATAATCTTTTAGTTCTGCTTGATAGAGCTACCCGCAGGACTAATTTTATCCCAATGATTGTTCCTGAAAAGATTGGTGAGGCTGCATCTTTTGGTAACTTCCGTTATCTCACAAACGACAATGTAATTGGTAATCTTAATCAGTTACTTCTCAAGAGTGATGATAAGGTTGGAGTAGATTTGGGCAAGTATCACGGTCTGACAGTTTATAAGGGTATTCCAT